CGTCTGTCCGCGAGACCAAGCAACTACATCAGCCTCAGCTCGTGCTTTCTCAACTGCCTTACCCCAAGCATCAAAACCTTCATCAGGGTAAGCCGCATACGGACCGCGATCAGGCGAACGATTTTCCTGGCCAGCCGGATAGACATTACCGTTGTTGGTGATATTGATGCCCTGCTCAAAGTTCTTGGTTACAGTAACATCAGGCTTGGGCTTACGCTCTACCAGATCGTACTTGTTGAAATCAACCTGAACGAGCTCGCCCCAGAATACGTAGCCGCAACCACGTAGAAACTGCTCGAACTTCTCAATAACGTCACTAATATGTGAATCTTCGCACTTAAACTCTATAGAGGTTTCAAAGGTTTCAGCGTCATCATAATCGCCATAATTGTAGCTGAAACGGAAACGTTCAATCTTATTCTCACTCATTATATATCCTTTCAAGTGGTTGTTGGTGGAGTCATGGGGAGTCGAACCCCAAATTCCTGGATGCAAACCAGGTGTGTTACCGCTAGCACTATGACCCCGAAGTGGTAATAAATTTGGTCGGCGTGGCAAGATTCAAACTTGCGATCTCCAGTACCCAAAACTGGCGGATTAATCAGACTATCCTACACGCCGAAACTTTATAAGCCATTTATAAACTTATCTATAAATGGCTGAACTTCTTCTCTATATCTGCTATGGACGTACTGATGGTGCGTTGGACATAGCGGTACTAAGTTACTTATTCGATTATCTTCATGATCTTCGTTTATGTGGTGAACTGCTACTATTTTACTTTCTCCACAAACGATACATGATTTACCATGAGTTTCAAAACAAACATTTCTATAACTACCTTTCCAGTTTGGATTGTTTCTACCAGATCTGAAATAGGTATTTGAACAGGAATAACCGCAGGTGGCGCCACTTTTAGTATGCATATTTTTACATACTGGGCACTCTTTTTGTTCTCTTATTGGCTGAACTGGATTTAGTTTACAACCCTTTTCATGCCTTTTATGATTAGCCAAAGTATAAGTTTGCGCGCAATAGGAACAAGGTTTACGGCGCGTTTTAGATATATTTAAATTAGCCAGCGAGTTTTTATTTGTTTGCATAATATCACCTCCATAGGTTTATTTATACATCTCAAAGTTCAAACCCGCGATGCCTCGATATTTTTTTATTCGTGCGCTACCAGTGCCTAATAACACCGGCAATAATAAACATATTTGTTACAAGATAACTCAGAACGATCATGGTCCTCATGATGGCGATCTTATCCGCGATAAGCTTATCGTCAGATGCTTTCTCGCCAATAGCCTTAGCCCAAAGAATCCATAACTCTTTCATAGTTTCCTCTTTGATGGTACGCCTGGAGAGACTCGAACTCCCACGCCGAAGCACCAGAACCTAAATCTGGCGTGTCTACCAATTCCACCACAGGCGCTTATATTGGAGCGGGATGCCGGTAACGCTCCGGTCCTCTCTAGCTTGGAAGGCTAGTGCACATCTATCTATACCAATCCCGCAATTCTGGTGCCCCCTGTCGGATTCGAACTGACCACCTACGCATTACAAGTGCGTTGCTCTACCAAATGAGCTAAAGGGGCGAAACTTGGCTGGAGAAACAGGGCTCGAACCTGTGACACACGGAGTAACAATCCGACGCTCTACCAACTGAGCTATTCTCCAATATATTCTAACAATACATCTTGCCACTTGATAGCAAGAGATTCATCATAAACATCTCTATTACCTTTTTTTCTATTCTCAATTCTCGGTAAGTATTGAAGGTTATCTTCATGGTGTTTACCGCCTTTGGTAATAGAAATAATATGATCAACGTCATAACCTACAGGGCATTTTTCAAAAATTAATTTCATTAATTTTGTATTAGCAGTAGGACAAGTTGCATTATTTTTTCTTGCTCTATATCGAGAAACACCAGATCTATTTTTTGCAGCTTTTTGTTCTGATGTTCTTCTACCAACTTTATCAAAATACTCTAGAGTTTTTATCCTTTTTCTTTCTTTCATTTCTTCAGAATGTTTCCATCCAGGTTTGCCTTTAGACGGATGTTCGTTACTCTCAAAATATCTCTTATTAGCTATGCTTTTTTTCTGTATAGCTTCAGCTGAAAACACTCTGCTATTAGCACAGCTTCTAGAACAAAATGTCCCAAGTTTCTGGTGTTCGCTATTACACTTTGGGCAAATTTTCATCTATTCAACCATATATTCTATTTAGCTGGTTGGCACAGAAGGTAACGATCCTTCCACCCCTGTCTTATCAGGACAGTGCTCTTCCTCTGAGCTATGCGCCATCATAATTTGGTGTGCAGGGTGGGACTCGAACCCACAGCCAACGGTTTAAAAGACCGTTGCTCTAACCATTGAGCTACCTGCGCATTACTTGGTGGAGGGAGTAGGTAACGCTCCTACACAGCCGAAGCGGGAGATTTACAGTCTCTTGGGTTCACTTTTACCCAGCCCCTCCAAAATAGCTCCGACCACTTTCGTAGGTCGGCAACGGTTGGTTATTCCAGCGTCTCCTTTGTTTGCGCGCAAGGAGAGAATTATTCACCAACACCTTTTGTCTATTTACTTCGCCTGAAGGCACGTTTCAATCATGTACATAGTATACTCTAAGCGAACCTAAAAGTCAACACTTAATTTGGTAGAGCGTAGGGGAGTCGAACCCCTCTTGCAGGAGTGAAAATCCTGGATCCTAACCGATAGACGAACGCTCCAAAAACTGGCTGGGGGACAGAGACTCGAACTCCGATAAGCAGATTCAAAGTCTGCGGTCCTACCATTAGACGATCCCCCAATGTGGGGTGGGAATTAACCCACCCCGATAGTATTAGCGAATTGCCATATAAGCAATACAGACCATAGCACGTGAGGGAGTGCCCAGACGATACTTATGGGTAACGCGACCCTTACTGTCAGTGTGACGATTCAGGTAGATAGCATAACCCTCGTTACGAAGATTGTAAACGAGATTATGAGGATTAGCGACACTAAAACGCGAAGCAATCTGCTTTGCAGTGAGACGCTCTCCAGCCTGAAGAGTAGTAAGAAGGCGATTAGTAGCAGTAGTCATTTCATTTCCTTGCATTATTTATTCATTATAAAAGAAATCGGATCAAAGAATATCAACAATCCGACCGTTAGAATCAACTGCCCGAACCCTAGCATTAGGGTAGTTATTGGACAGCTGTCGCATCTCATTAACAATCCGCTGTGAATTATTAAGAGCATAGCTAAAGGTACGCCAGTTTCCCGTACCGTCCTGAGCCTGGATTTCCACGTTGTCGTTATTAAACATATCAGCCTCTCCTCGATTTTGATCCAACAGTAGTCATATCAGTTTCAGGTGATGCATACTGCAAACCACCTTTGTTGAACAAGGGCATTATGCGACTAGCCTTTTCTAAGATAGCTCGCTGTACATGTTCGGGTTCACGGTTAAGCCGACTCATAATGTCTCGCTTTGCGAGTGATTCCTGGTCGATGTTTAATCCCGAAGACTCGTACTTCCCTCGTTCAACACTCAGGGTCGCAGCATACTCTTTCTGCCAAGACTTATCAACAACCTTCTTAGCAGGCTTCTTGGGCGATACACCCATCTTCAGCAACCATGCAGCATGCTCAGCAGCTGCCTTGGTCTGCGGCTTAGGCTTCCTTTTCTTAGTAGAACTAGTAGTGAAGTAAGCCGGTAGAAGATGCGTCATCGTTTAACTCCCAATCAATAAAGTAAGTATAGCGTAATTGGGGTTTAAAGGCAACAGTTATTTTAATCCTCGTCTAAGATTTTATCCAGCTCGTTGTCACCATTATCGACGATGATATAGCTAGCCTCTTTGTTCAACACCGCATATGCTTCTAGAAGCTTTCTAGCCTTGTTAAGACGGGTGACAACCTTGTTAAGCGTGGTGTGTGCAATAGCGTCGTTCTGACCATCCTGCAGGTCCATAAGAACTGCATCGACGTTAGAGTCTACCGAATAATCGATGTGGTATTTAACGACACTACCATCTGCAGAGATCTCCTCTCGTAGTTCAAGAGGAGGAAAGAGGAGCTGCTTAATCTGCTCGAGCTTTACGTCTGATGGTGTGTTAGATTGTCTTTTTACTTTCCACGGGAATTTCATGATTTAATTTCCAACAATTACATTCTATACAAATATTTGAAGAAGAAAGAGATTCGCAATTTTTCTTATCAGAGCTTTCCAAGAGAGAAATCGTCATCTCTACAACACGACTGTTACGGATTCGGTGTTGTAGCATTTCAATATCTCTGGCGATATCTCTGCAAGTTTTCATTACTTCTTCTTCCTTCCCATATTATACTTCGCTTCCAGAGACCATTCATTCTTTTCTTTATGATTGATGATCTTAATCTGGCTCATCGAAGCTAATGGTTCTTTGATTAGTTCTGGTTCGATAACTCGTAGTAATCCCCAGTCCTGAAGAAGCTCAATGATCTTATTACGCCGACCCTTATCTTCTTCTGAAAAGTTAGAAGGCTTGCCGTCAATAGCAAACATCTCTTTAAAATGTACGATGTAATATTTGCCCTGCTTATGGAAAATATGACAGGATTGATAGAGCTTTTTTTCTTTACGAGAAGCAACACCGATACGCGTAAGGGTTTCCTTGATCTTTAGGAAATCTTCTTCTTCTCCAATCTTCACCTCAATCAACAAACTCAATAAATCATTCATTTAGCTCCACCTTTTTCCAGTCTTTTTCTTATGGACTCAATTTGAGCCCCTGTCAGAACTTTTAAAGCAGCTTTAGCATTAGCCACATTATATTTATAAAAGTCCTGAAGTAGGGCTATCTTGTCCTGTTCTTCCTTCTGGAGCTGTTCGATTTTCTTATCCTGGTCAGTCTTTTTCTTATTAAATCTCTTAGCCTTGCGAACACTGTAGAACAAATAATCATAATGCATCTTATCGGTAATCTGATGATTAAGATTCATCTCGTTAGCATAGAAGATGGTATCTACATAATTCGATAGTGTACTAACAGTTCTCCACTTCTCATACTTGAACTCTTGGTTCTCGAGCTCAAGTATGTCCTTGCCATTGTTAATGCTATTCTCGTACCGCCAGTCGTACAGCGGCTTAGTCTCTTTCTGCTGTACGGTTTCTGGAAGCCTCTTGTTCAAAGTGACATCCAGAAACATTATGCGAACTCCATATCAATCATTACTTCCGCGAGGAAAGCAGCAAAGTTAATTTCAGGGTTAGCCGCAAAAGCATTCTGATACTGATAACGAGCGATAAGCGTAACAAGAGCAGGAATCGTTCGAACAGTAAAGAACTGCGAAGCAGTCTCATAGAACTCAGTATATAGAGCATTTACATCCGTATCAATATTGTTCTTAGTCCACTTGCGGACTTCGGTGTAGTTCTTTTCCTTCATAAGATCAACAAGCTCGCGGATGCTGGTCTGCTGAAGGTTAGCGAGGATACCAGAATCAATCTTACCAGTGGCAGAATAACGCTGAAGCTCGTTCAGAACACGACGCCAATCGGGGAAATACTTCTGAATAATTTCAGCAACAGTTCCCTTATCGTATTCAATCTTTTCAGAAGTAAGAATACCATCAACACGCTTCAAGAACTGCATGGCGAGCTTTGCCATGTCCTTCTTGCTGATCTTAAAATCAACTACCGAGCATCGAGAATGGAGAGGTTCAATAATCCGGTTTTTAAAATTGCACGTGAGTATGAATCCGCAGTTACGTGAAAATTCTTCCATAAAATTTCTAAGTGCGGGCTGAGTAGAATTAGCGTTGAGGTAATCGGCTTCGTCGAGGATAACATACTTACGTCCACCAGATAGGGATACACTGGATGCGAAGTTGAGGATCTCGTTTCGTAGTGTGTCGATATTTCCATTCATAGATCCATTAATTACGATGTAATCACAACCAAGCTCTTCAAGCATGGCTCGAGCCACTGTCGTCTTACCAACGCCAGCGGAACCTGATAGGATAAGGTTGGGGATATTTCGCTGATTTACAAAAGTTTGGAACGTTTCTTTGAGTTCCGTAGGAAGGATTGTATCTTCAATACGCTTCGGGCGGTAGATTTCAGTCCACAAGAAATCATTATTCATTGTTTTGCCTTTCAAGTTTACATTATATAAATAAAAGCGTAGGTCGCGAAAGGCAATTCCACCTACTCTAAACCTATTACGGAGGTCCAGCTATGCATATTTATTACGTTTACGCATATATTCGCAAAAACAACAACACACCATACTATATCGGTAAGGGCAAGGGAAAAAGAGCATATGATAAAGCTCATAGTGTCTCAGTTCCAAAAGACCAAACAAAAATAGTATTTCTTGAAACTAATTTATCAGAAGTTGGTGCATTAGCACTCGAGCGTAGGTATATTCGTTGGTATGGCAGAAAAGAT